CTGCTCCTGTGCTGTGTGGCAGTCGATTTACCAAGATAGCGGCATGACTGCCACGGTGTTACTTAAAACATTTCCCGTGAGTCACTGCCGCTAATTAGTTGCAGAGTTTCGGCACTTCTGGCCGACGCATTAAACCTAGCAAGTGCCTAGCGGCTTGTCAAGCCTACAGCGTACTGAGCCATCTTTGCCCTAAGCAAGTTGACTTTTGCTGCGTGGAACACGTTCGAGGTTTTCCGCTTCTTGTTGCCGTTTTCGACTCGACCGGTTGCAAAGCCTAACTCAATCGCCTTTTCGACTTCGTACCAAGACTCACTTGCCATTGCGGTTTCGATTTCGCTTTTCGATAGTTTCGCGTATTGCGAATAGATGTCCGCTAGACTTGCGTCGTAGGATTCTAGAGCGTTGATTACCTTCGCCAACTCTTCCCGGTTGCCGAATGCAAACCCCATCGCTCGATGGATCATCAACCGCGACCCATCCGCCATCAGTCGCTTTGCGCCACCGAGGAAAATGATTGATGCCGCCGACGCTGCTAAGCTGTCGTTGATCGTTGTAACCTCGCCTTTGTGGGATCTCAGTGCGTTGTAGATGCCGATTCCCTCATCCGCCGCCCCTCCTGGTGAGTTGATGCGAACCGTAACGGCATTTGATCCAAAGGAGCGTAACGCATCGACAACGCCACGCTGAGTAATCGGGTTTTCGTCCCATCCGTCGCCAACAACGCCGGATAGAAGGATTTCGTTGATTTCCGCCTTGATTTCAATCATTTTCCACCCCTTTTCAGGTCAAAAACCCTGTTTTCCCACGTTTTTACCTCGTTTCCGACCGCTTTTTTGAGCGATTCGCCACCGTTTTTAGCCGCTAATTCAGCCAAAATCATCGTCGATTTTTCGCAGTGGATGCGAGCCAAGTCGCGGTCTAGGCCGATGGCCTCGATCTTATCCGCCAGTTTCGCTTGCCACTTTGGGTAGTTTTTGCCTATCCAAGCGACAAACTGAGCTTTACCGCTGGCGTTGATCGCGTTGTTTCCCTCAGTTTTGATGAGGTCGCGCAACATCTGTTCGACTGCCATTGCATTCTGTGCGTCTTCGGCATCATCCTCTGCGTCGTCTTCTGGCGTATCCTCGACTTCATCGACCGACTGTTCTCCAGTCGCTTCGGAAATGGCCGGGTTAATAAACTCATCGCCTCCTACGTAGGGATTAAGATCTAGTTTCGCCCTGCATTCATTCGGATTCATTATCCGCGACGCAATCGCCTTGCTGAATGATTCCATCGTCGTTCTAAGATCAGTCCTGTAGAGTGCCGCCGCGTTGAACTTGAAATAGAATTCGCCCGTCTGCTTCTCTTGGCGTGATCGCAATTTCATATCGCATTGCTCCTCAAACTTAACTAGCCAGCGGTCGAGTGCTTGCATGTAGGCTAGGTTCTTTTGCTCAAGCGAATTGTACGAGGTGCTTTCACCATCGCCTGGCATACCTTCGAGTCCGAAGAGCATGCCGATATCTTGCCGTGTAAAGCGTTGCAACTCGGCGAATTGGGCATCGTTGTTGGACATGCTCACTGCGTTAGCTTTAACCCCTTCGCGTAGCAAACCTGCTTTCGCTGAGTTCTCTGAGCCTGATTCGTGCTTATTGAACGCGTCGATAAAACTCTTCGCGTCTTCCTCTTTGCGAAGCATGCCCGGCGGAGCTTCGAGAAAGAGTTTACCGCGAAAGCCTCTTCGCAATTGAGTATTCGTAAACTTGGTTTGCTCTACACCCGTTGAAAATGTGATGTTCGCAATATCGAGTAATCCGATCCCCTCGACGCCGTCATAGGAAAAGCCGGGAAGATGCAATACGTCGGCATCGGGGAAAATTAAGTAGCCGTTTTTGTCAACGTCGAAACCGTCGAAGAGGTCTTTCTTGCTCTGATCTTCCGGTTGTGTTACGTGCCATTTATTGCCGTTGTAGATGATCGTCCAAGTGTTCTCAGGCAGCATCGGTATCAACTCAACCGGCCTGCTTCCGCTGCGAATAATCGCCGCTCGCCCGTTGCCACGCATAAGAGCATGCGAAAGCATTTGCTCCTTGAAGGTCGTCGGGGTTTGAACCTTGTTGGGCTCTTCGCGGAGTAGCAAGTAGCCGGGATGCTCGGTATCGTTTACGGCTCCATCACCCTGTCGACGCTTAACATCGATAGGTAGCCGCCCAAAGTCGCCAGTAAGCTTATTGTGTGCATACCAAGCAGGCGGCACTCCGAGGGCTTCGCGTACGCCGACCTTTCGACCGTTTGAAAACTGGTCTTCGCTTAGTCCCATCCATTGCAGTAAAGCGGTCATCAGTGACATTCGGCATACTCCCTTTAAGTAACGTATAAACTACCCGATGAACGCTCTTTTTGCAAACTTGCGATGCGATACGCCATCACCGCCGCTACGATAGGGTCGATCTTGTCTTTCGAGTTCTTCTTATCAAACATCCATCTATCTTGCCTATCCTTCGAGATAATCGCGTTATTCGCACACCACCGAAGTAACTTGGAGTCAGAGAAGACTAGCCGACCATTCTCCATCAACTTAATAAAGTCGCGAATAGCCTCGTTGAAGTTGGCTTGATTCTGCGCCATGCGAGCCGCGATTGCTCCTGCAATTTCTAGCTTCTCGCCTAGTTGCTGCCCGTTGTATGGATCGTACGCGACGGTCTGAATCTCGTAGGCTTCAAGTTCCTCAATCAGAGATGCGGTCAAGTCTTCGATGGGGTACTCGCACTTGTACAACTCTTCCGTGTGAATGAACTCGGCAAACGGCATCGCGGATAGATCGCGTTTGGTGTCCGCTGCAATGAATGCCCTCGTCTTGATCTCGTAGCGGTAAACCGTCTTGCCTTTGTCGTCAACTGCAACCGGGAAGCGTCCGCATATCGCATACGCTGCAAGGTCATCGCGGGAGCCGAGGTCGACGCCCGCTCCAAGTCCGTCAGCCTCACGCCAATCAGAGTGGACGCCAACGCACCGATCAAACGCGGCTAGATCGAACGCCTTTTCCGTTGAAGATACAACGCGATTGCCGTGATAGCGAGTGAAACGATTGACGCCCAACGCCGTTGACTTATCCTCATTCCACCGCTGGCGTAGGTAGTCGAGTTTGATCGATACGTTGAGGTTTGGATTCGCCTTTTTCCAATTCGCTTCGTCGGCTGGATCGTCCTTTTCGTCGAGTTCGTAAATGAGAGCAAAGAGCGACTCATCTTTATGGATGCCGCTAACCACGTTCGTCGCGTACGTGTACTCACCTAGCCACAAAAGCGAATCATCCGCCCCGGCTGTTGTGATAATAAGGTGCAACGGTTGCGAGCGTGATCCCGACCCCGTCACCATCGTGTCGTAAAACTTGCGATGATACTCGCCCCATGCGTGAAGCTCATCCATCACTACGCAATGCGGGTTAAGTCCGTCGAATGGCTTTTCGCTCGATACTTTGCGGATGAATGATAGATTGTGGCGGTAAGTGATAGTCTCGTTTTTTATGTCCGTGTACTTTTGCAATGGATGCGACTGGTCGACCATACGCTCGCATTCGCTGTACACAACGTCGGCTTGCTCTTTTTTCGTCGCGGTTAAGAGGATCTGTCCGACCGCTTCTGGCTTGCGCGTCTTAGGGTCAATGTCTGCCATCGCCAAATAGTGACACAAGCCGGCAATCATCGTCGACTTGCCATTCTTGCGAGCCATCGACCAATAGACCTTGCGGAAGCGTCGAGAGTTGTCGTCGTTTCGCTTCCACCCGAAGATATTCCACAAGCCGAAGAGTTGCCAGTCTTCGAGAACAAGCGGATGCCCTGCAAACTCGCCTATGCTGTGGCGTAGCACAAGCGGGAAGAAGTCGCAAACCGACGTTGCGTGTCGTTCGTCGAAGTGATACGGAAAATCCTGTGTGCTTTGACGCTCGAAGTCTAGGCGGTATCGGCGTACGGCATCCTTGACGCGGTCGCAAGCGATGATTTCGCCAGTCTCAACCGCTTCGCAGTAGTCTTCGACTCGTTGCCGAACTCCGCTTGCTATCAACCCGTTGCCCTCTTTAGCCACTCCTCGAATACATCCTCTTCCTCTGCTTGTGGTGCCCTCAATCGTGCCCT